TCCGCCGCCGAGGCTTACGTGGACGCGCATCGTGATTAGCAACAGCGGCCACGATGAGCGCGGTCAGTACAGCGGAGGAGAAGCGGGCGACCAAGGCGGAGAGTGGGTCAGGCGCTCGTGGTATAATCGCCCGTGGACGGTGATATTGCGCCACCCCGACCCGTCGGTGCGCGGCCTTATCGCACAGCTTGCAGGTGAGGCGGCGGACAACGACCATGTCGGATACGACCAAAACGAGCGCGGCCTATTTTGGTATCGGCTCAAGCAGGCGGGCTACTTTCCAAGCGCTATCCGTATTAAGTGCGAATCTGATTGCTCCGCAGGCGTCGCGGCGATCGTAAAGGCGACGGGCTACATCCTCGGACTTGCGGCGCTCCAGAATGTTAGTGCCGACATGTACACCGGCAACGAGTATGCACAGCTCACAAGCGCGGGCTTTGAAGCCCTACGCGACGCAAAATATTTATCATCCCCCGACCATCTCTTGGCGGGGGATATTTTGCTGTCAGAGCATCATCACACCGCCATCAATCTTGACTATGGGGACAAAGTGACCATGCCAATCATCACAGTGGAGAAGCACATCGCCGCAACAGCGGCCTTTTTCAAAGAAGCGCAAGCAGGCGGCTACAAGTACGGTGACAGCCATGCAATCCCGCCGTGTGCTGACCATGTGACCTCTTGCGACCGTGGGGCGGTAGCGCGGCCTCTTTGGGACTTAGGGCTTCACGATCAACCCGCAGGCGGTGTCACGGTGATGAACCTCGAGCCGTGGTTAATCGCGCATGGGTGGCACAAAGTCACCGACCCGAACGCCTTACAGCGCGGCGACGTGGTACTCATGAAGCAGAACGGGACAAGCTCACCGACGGCGGCGTGGCACACCTTCCTGCTGACTGACTTTCAGAAGCAGACCAACGTCAGCAAGTACGACTTCGGCAACGCCTCAAGATGGGCGGCGGGACAGGTGCAACCGTTTAAACACGTAAAGCTCAATGAGTGGGCTGACAAATCGTTTTATTGCGCTTTCCGCCCCGGCTCGGCTTCTCCATCTGGCTACACGTTCACGCCGTCGGCGGTCAAGCAGGGGACGAACTCAAACAGCGCTTACCTCGCCACTGAAATTCTCAAAGCGCGCGGCTATCAAGGCGTCAAGGATAGCAAGGGAGTGTTACAAGAGCTTGAGCTTAATTTCAAATGGTCTAAAGGCGATTTGGCGGCGATGACGCGCTACAAGTGGGACAGGATAATCAACGGGCGCAACCTCTCCACCGGCAACGGCGCGGGCGAAATCAACTCACGCGATTGGGTGGACATGCTCGGCGGCGGCCTGCCGTTTACCGCGTTAATCTTACCCGACAAACAGCGCAAGGGAACGAGCGTGCTACTTTGCCAAGAGATACTCCGCGCGCGTGGCATTAAAGGCGCTGACGGAAAGCCGCTATCTTTAGATGGCGAGTGGGGCGAAAACACCGTCCACGCCGTGCGCCAGTACCAGAAGGCGCGCAAGCTCAAGGTAACCGGCAAAGTGACCGTGGACGTGTGGCGCGACATGATCGGCATCGCGTAGGTTTAGCGTAGGTTTTTTCTTCCACAATATTCCAAAATATTCTCTATCGGCTGCACTGCGAAAAAGCCCGCAAAGCCGCATAAATACGGCATTTTCGCGTAAAAAAGGGGCTCTCCGGATTTCTCCAGAAAGCCCTTAAAAGTAGCCGATAGGGGTACTGAACTTTTGCTATTTTTGCCCGTAAATACGGGCTTTTTTTTAATTGGCAAGTGCCGCGCGTAGGTTTTTCGTAGGTTTTTGCATCAATTTTGCCGCGTTGAGTAGGTTCCTGTCGCGGTCGCGTAGTTGCTTCGTAACGTGGAAGTAGATCTCGCGCGTGATCTTGCTGTCGGCGTGGCCCAGGCGTCGAGCTATCGTCTCCAGCGGGACGCCGGCCGCTGCCATGAGCGACGTGTGCGTGTGACGGAGTGTGTGCGGCACGATCTTCCGGCCGATGGTCTTCTCGGAGATCTCGCCGAGGTACTTGCGATACGAGTCATAGGCGACCGGGCGGCCGTTGTACTCAAAAACATGCTCGCCGGCTTTAATCACGGCCAGGACAGGGAGCATCTCGTCCTGGATGAACACGTCCCGCGTGGATCCATCCGTCTTTGTAGGGCCGACGCGCTTCTTGCTCGGGATGTAGGTCTTAGTGACGTGGATCACGCGCTCCTGGATGTCGATGTCGTCCGGCGTGAGGGCCAGCGCCTCGCCGATCCGGAGACCAGTCAGCACCAGGAAGATAGTTAACATCTTGTGGTGGTAGACTTCCATGCCGTGGACGAGCCGCTCGAGCTCCTCTTTTTCCAGATACTTATTTTCCCGGCGCTCCTTGCTGTGGTCTTCGTAACGCTCCACCTCATCGAGCCATGAGATGTCTTTGATAAGGCCGCGCTTCTTTCCCCATCTGAGCATGGTCCGAAGGCGCTTTAATTTCTCATTTTTCCACGTTACGCTGTGCGGATCCGCATCGAACTTCCTGAGAACGTAGCCGGATGTGAGGTGGTTGACGACGGTCTTAGGGCCGAGGAGCTGCACCGCGCCTTTAAGGGTGTACATGTGGGCGTCGAGGGTTTGCTCGCGCAGGTATGGCGCACGGCCCGCTCTGTAAGCCTCTGCGAGCTCTTGGAGCGTTATATGGGTCTGGTCATAGCTTGCGCCCTGTAAGCGCCTGATTCGGGCGCTGAGGGCTTCCTGCGCGGTCCTTCTGGTCTGCGTGGTGTTCTTGTCCAGAGTCACGGAGACCGTCTTGCGCTCCATGGTCATCGGGTCGAGGTACGACTCGAAAAAGCGCGTCTTACCGTTTTTCAGCGTCTGGGTGTACATTCTGGGCCTCCACAATCATATCGTGATACAGTTTCAAGCGCCGGAGCTGCTGCGCAGCCATCTCTATATCAATGTCATCGTTTCCTTTTGCCGACCGGACTAACGTTTTAATAGCCGGTCGCCTTAATTCCATCTCGTCGGCATTTACGGGGAGGCCGAGAAGCTCGTCAGCTGAAACATTAAGCAGCTTAGCGAGCTTTTTAATAGTCGCGATCATTGGCTCCCTGTTGCCGGATTCGTACTGCGAATATGTGGACTTAGCAACGCCGATTTTTTCAGCCACTTCGCGTTGCGTGAGATTCGCGGCCAATCTTGCCTCTTTTAAATTATCTGAAAAGCTATCGCCCATAACGTCCTCCGTTCTCCCCTTCTTTAGTATAAGTCAATATGAGAACATCGGCAATTATAAACTTTTCAAAATGAAAACTTTTTAGTTGACTATATCACAAAAAGAGACTATCATTATAATCGGGTTCACAAAACGAGAACAGAAAGGAGGTAAAAAGTGTATCGGAATTTAGACGCGGAACAGGCAAGATTCAAGATGAATAACGAGGCGGTCGCGGAACATCTTGGCATCACTCGAGTTACTTACGAGCGAAAGAAAAAAAGCGGGAAGTTCACCGCTCTGGAAGCCAAAACGTTATGCTCGTTATTTTCCTGCCCGTTCGAGTATCTATTTGAGACCGCGGACGAAGTAATCGAGGCGAGGGGGTGATCATGTATAAATCCGTAACCCACTTGTCGGAAATCACCGACACCTCGACAAAGACGGTCAGAAAGCGGATTAAACAGATGCGGGATTCCGGGCTTTATCCGGAGACGGTGATCTTAACAGACCCGCTCCGGGCAGACTTAGAGGCTTATCTGCATTTTGATCGTTACAAGAGGCTGATCTTTGCGGGACTTCCCGCGCCAGAATTTAGGAGGATATGACCATGACAAAATTAAACGCGCTCCGCGGGCTGGCGGGCCACAACGAAGCGCATGGAAACAAATCCACAATCATGATACCACGAAGGCCCGGAAAGCGCCACAACATCTTGGTGGACGCAATGCTCCGAGGCAGCTTCTACGGCGCTATGATCGCCGCTGTTCTATTTCTTATCTATTCCAAAGTTAACCCGTTCCTGGGCGGCGTGTGCAGCGTCATTGCCACGGCCTACATCGTGGCCTTCCTAGACGTCAACGCCAAGGCCCTGCTCGATTAGGAGGTGGAGCATGTCGACACTGTACGAACTCACTGGAAATTACGTCACTCTCATGGATATGCTCGACGACCCCGAAGTGGATCCGATCACTCTCATGGACACGCTTGACGCTGTCGAGGGCGAGCTGGACGAGAAGGCCGAAAACTATGGCCGAATCATCCGCAACCTGGAAGCGGAGGCCAAGGCGCTCAAGGAAGAGGCCGACAGGCTGAGCCGCCGCAAGAGGACCATCGACAATAACATCGACAGCCTCAAGAAGCGGCTGCAGCTCTCCATGGAGCTCATCGGCAAGGACTCCATCGACACGCCGCTGTTCAAGTTCAGGATCCAGAAGAACGCGCCGTCTGTCGTCGTGGATCTGGATGACCTGCAGGATATGCCCATGGAGTATCTGACTTACCACGAGCCAACAGTCAACAAGACCGCTCTCAAGGACGCGCTCAAGGCCGGGCTCGATCTGGAGGGCATCGCCCATCTGGAACAGTCTCAGAGCTTACGGATCAGATAGGAGGGGACAATGGCAACGTTTTATTTCACATACGGATCAGACGATGACAATCAGGCATACAACGGCGGCTGGACAGAGGTTGAGGCCGACACCAGGCAGGAAGCTGTCGCCGGGTATATGGCTTACCATCCCGCGAACAAGCGCGGCCTGCTCCCGTGCTGTGGTGTCGCTTACGACCACCAGCAGATGGAGCGGAGCGGCATGCTCACCGAGGGCAACTTTGGCATTTTCTGCCACGACAGGATCACGATCAAGCGCGAAACGGAGGCGAGACGGTAATGTGGACTGCTGAGGTTGTGACACCTGTGAACGGCCGCCGGCGCGTCGAGATCAACCTGGACATTGACCCGCTCACGCTCGACCTGACGAGAGTCTTTTGCGACGCCGTTTATGGCACCATCAAGGACAAGGTCATCGACAAGGACCTCCGGGACGTCAACCGCCTCGTGGATCTGATGACCGATCTGCACCAAATTATCCAGGAAGAATCAGAGAAGGAGAGGAGCAACGCATGAAAGCATATTTCTCGGATTTTGACGATACAGTCAACATCACGCTCGACCCGTCGACCGATCTCGGCCGCGACACCATCACCGACTTCGTGACGCTCATCATCGAGAAGGCCGTTCATGAGCTTAACAGCAACATCGACGCCGACGACGAAGTCCTCGAGCTCGTGGATCTGGCGGCGTCCATCCGGAAGTCGCTGCACAAATACGACGACAAAGCCATAAAGGCAGCGGCGCAGGAAGGAGCGGCCCATGAGTAAGGTGATTGGCATTATCGGCGAGTCAGGCAGCGGGAAGACGACAAGCCTCCGCAATTTGGATCCGGAGACGACGTTCTATCTGGACTGCGACAAGAAGGGCCTTAACTGGAAGGGGTGGAAAGAGCAGTATAACGTCGAGAAGAAAAACTACTGGCCCACGGATTCGCCCTCGATCGTCCTCGGAATACTGCGCAAGATCAACGAGCAGGAGCAATTCGCCCACATCAAAGTCGTCGTGATCGACACCATCAACGGGGTCATGGTAGCCGAGGAGATGCGCAACGCCAAAGTCCAGGGCTACGGGAAGTGGACAGACCTCGCGTCATACGTCTGGGAGATCTTCGACACCTGCCTCACGCTCAGGGACGATTTGACCGTCATCATCCTCGCGCATTCCATCACAGACACCGACGACAACGGCATTGTTTTCACTCACATCAGGACGAACGGGCGCAAGCTCGAGAAGATTGTGCTCGAGTCTAAGTTGTCCACAGTTTTACTCGCAGAGTGCAAGGATGGTAACTACATTTTCCACACGCGCGCGGACCGCTCCACCGTCAAGACGCCGATGGGCGCTTTTGAGGAGGAGGAGATCCCGAACGACGTCACGCTCGTGCTAAAAGCGCTGGAGGACTTCTAAATGATCAGGTGGAAGAGAGCGGGGAAAACCGTCAGCAAAGAAGTGACAACGATCATCTATGAAGGCGTGGGAACAGATCTCACCATTGAGAGCCGCCGGCTGCATATTCCACACGCCAACGGCCGCCCTGGGACGTGGGACTATACGATCTACTTCGTCTTAAAAGGCGGAGCTGAAATCATAGAGAAGTACTCCCTCACTGACGCAAAGAAATACGCAGAAACAATTATCTAAGGAGGATAAAATGCGAAAAGTCGACTTAACCAACGTAAACGAAGCCACGGAATTTAAGAAACTTCCCGCCGGCGCTTATGCCTGCGTCATCCGCGACGTGGAGGACGTGGCCGCCAAGGAATATCTCAAAATAGACTACGACATCGCCGCAGGCGAGTTCGCCGGACACTTCGACGCGATCCGGCAGGAGCATCCTGATTGGCTCTGGGTGGGCGCCTACGTCAAGAGCTACAAAACGAACGCGCTCCCGATGTTCAAGCGCTTCTGCAGTGCCATCTCCAAGAGCAACGGCAACTTCGTCTTTGATGGCGGTGCGGTCAATAGCGACGAGACCACGCTGATCGGGAAGAAGCTCGGCATCGTCCTCCGGGAAGAAGAATACTACACCAACTCCGGAGAGCTCCGGACGCGCTTAGTCGTCCATACCGAATGCCCGCTCGACAAGCTCAGCTCCCAGAAGGTCCCGCCGATCAAGCGGCTGCCTGCGGAAGACAAGGCCCCTGACGGCTTTATGAGCGTTCCCGACGGCGCTGAGGAAGGCCTGCCGAATTGGTAATCCAGGAAGATACTCGTCAACAGGCCGGCAAGCACGATCTAAAACATGACTGGTTCAGCGGCCACGGTGTGGAGCTTGTGCGCTCAAAGTTGCCCTTTGGCGACTATGCGCTCGTTCCGGCCGTGGCCGTGGACACAAAAAAGGACATGGAAGAGATCGCCGGAAATATCTGCGGCAAGGAACACACACGATTCATTAACGAGTGCAAGGCGGCCAAGGCCGCCGGCTGCACCCTCGTCATCCTCGTGGAGAACACCGTCGGGATCCGCGAGCTGACGCAAGTTCACAACTGGATCAACCCGCGGACGATCTACTCAAAAAACTGCGTCCAGGGCGACAGACTCCAGAAGGCCATGGAGACCATCTCCGAGCGCTACGGGGTCCGCTTTGAGTTCTGCCGGCCGGAGGAATCAGCTGAAAGGATTATAGCAATCTTATGGGGGACTGCTTAAAAGCGGCGTTAGAGTACGCCAGTAAATATCATTGGGCCGTCTTCCCGGTGTCGCCGAATACCAAGAAGCCGCTCACGCCACACGGCTGCAAGGACGCCAAGAAGACGCCGGGAGCCATAAAAGCATGGTGGAAAAAGTGGCCTGACGCCTCCGTCGGGATAGCTACGGGGTCAGCCTCGAATCTTGTCGTGATAGACGAAGACCTCGACGAGGAGCGCGGCATCGACGGGATCCAGAGCGTCAGGGACTGGGAAAAGGCCCACGAGGCGCTCCCGGAGACGCTCATGGCCATCACCGGCCGCGGCGGCTACCACCTTTACTATCACTACGAGGGGAGCGACATCAAGAACCGCGCCGGCCTGCTTGATGGTGTGGACGTCCGCGGCGAGGGCGGCTATGTTATCGCGCCGCCGTCGGTCCATCCTAACGGGACAGAATACCAATGGGAGTACGACCCGGAGGAGTACCAGCTTGCCGAGCTTAACGACGCTGTCCTGGCATTACTGAATGCCGACAAGGAAGCCCACGAAGCCGAGAGCTTCACCTTGCCGGAGCGGATCGGGAAGGGCGAGCGCAATGACACGATCTACCGCCTGGCGTGCTCCATGCAGTCCCAGGGCTATCCGGATGCCGTCATCGAGGTGACCGTCCGCAAGAGTAATCTGGAACTTTGCGAGCCGCCTCTCCCGGATCGGGAAGTCGACACGATTCTCAGCTCCGCGCTGCGCTACAAAAAAGGCGAGTTTAAGCTCATCAAGACCGCCGAGGAGTGGCACGAGCCGAAGCTCACGATGCAGCTCGATCGGGATGGAAACCCGACCGACAAGCCGGCCCAGACCATCGCCAACGCCGAGGAGGCCATCGCTTACGACAAGGAGCTCTTTGGGAAGCTGAGATATAACGAACTAGCATACGTCCCGTATGTTATCGGCTCGCTGCCCTGGCGGCCATACAAAGGCAGCCGCGAGTGGGACAACGTCGACGACTCCAACCTCCGGAGCTACATCGAAAAGAAGTACGGCCTCAAGTCCGGCGAGAAGACAATGGACGCGCTGACCAACGTCACAGCGCGGCGGCCGATCAACTTCGTTAAGGAGATGCTCGATGGTTGCTATGAGCGTTGGGACGGCAACAAGCACATCGACAGGCTGCTCCCGGACTATCTGGGGGCAGAAGATACGGAATACACCGCTGCCGTTATGCGCCTGTTCATGTTGGGCGCGATCTCCCGGATCTACAAGCCCGGATGCAAGTTCGACTATATGCTCGTTCTCGTTGGCGGCCAGGGCGGCGGCAAGTCGACCTTCCTCCGGCGCCTGGCTATCAATGAGCAGTGGTTTAATGACAACTTTAGCAGCCTCGACAGTTCTAAGGCTATTGAGAATTTGCGCGGGATGTGGATGGTCGAGATGGCCGAGCTGCAGGCGACAAAACGGGCTAAGGACGTGGAGACGATCAAGAGCTTCATAACGTCACGCGTGGACACTTACCGCGCGCCCTACCAGCGCCGGACGGAGCAGCGCCCGCGGATGTGTGTCCTTGCCGGAACATCGAACCCGGTCGACTTCCTCACGGATCCGACAGGCAACCGGCGTTTTTTGCCCCTCACGTGCGACGCTTCACGGGC